AATTATATGGATACTATTCCTGTACCACAAAAAGGTAGTTACAAATCTAAGGCATATTTGGAAAAATTGGAAAAGGGGACCGTCAAGAATAGCAATAAACAAAATACACGAGAAAATAAAAATAGTAAATTAATAAAAAGTGCTGAGCAAGTCAGTCAATATGTTAAGCATGATTCTACATTAATGTCAAAAAGTGATCCTGGATTTTTAGCTGTTAAGGAAAATGTAGTTCCGCCCAATGTTGATGATTTAGGTTTCAAAGGAGAATTGGATAATGATGCTCAAATTAAATATAATGCTACGCGGGACAAATTATTATGTATAGTAGGCCAAATACCAGAAGTACGTAATTTTAATTTTAATCGAGTCATGACAATGCCATTATTTGCTTTGACCAATTTTGTCACTTTATGTCTAACACCTACTCTTTTACCTACAAATTTTGATGTCTTGAATACTAAGTTTTTTGACTTTAATCGCTTATTGGCTCCTGTCGGGGGAATGATGAAAGTAGTGACTTCATTGGGTGCTGCTGCTAAGCAAGCTGATTGGTTGGAAAAACAATTTGTAGAGGTTCAAACATGGAAAGCTATAGAGTCTTTACCTGACGTTGATTATGATGTGCGTCAAGATGCATTACGTAATAGTCCACTCAATCATATAGATACTCGTCTTATTAAATATAGCGTTTCAACTCAATTGCTCCCTAACAGTTATTTTGCTAATCTCATATTGGATACTAATAAGAAAATTTATAGGACATTTCCCGTTCTTAAGAAATGGATAAAAATAATTACTAAGAAAACTTTATCCGACAAGGTTGTATCGAATCAATTAATATCGCAAGCATTACAAGGTCATGTTGCTCCTCTAAGTATGCCCTTCAAAGATTGTGAATTGCGCATACATAAGGCTGTTCAAAGCAATCCAAATGTCAATATTAATAAAGATGCAGAAATCAATGGGGATCCGATAGTGCACAATTCATGCAAGTTGGCTACTGTAATACACGGACGCACACGAGAGGAGACCATTAAACCTAAAACTACTAAAAGATTGGAAAGAAACATACTTCGTGGTTATCGAACTGGGGAAGTTCCCTTGGCTAAAATTGATCACTTAAAATTGGGACCAGATTGCTACATGTCTAAGCCTGCAATCATACCAAAATTTTATCGGCCTGTCATAGCTGCTTCATTGATAATAAACACACCGTATCACTGCCCTCAACCTGATCCTGAAGACCCCCATACTGTCATGGCTGGTTTAATGAAAAGAGTGTGCAGCAAAAATCCGAAATATAACATTGATAGATTAAATGCTTTGCGTGAATTTGCCAAGAAACATATGCGCTCAAAATTTAAGCCCATCTCAATTGCGGAAGATACTTCATTCGAAACATGGTTAAGTAAAACAAACTACTCTGAGGATCGTAAAAATCAGTTACGCATGAAAAATGAAAATGTAACCGACATTCATAGAGATTCATTCAAAAAGGTACCTAGTTTTGTTAAGGATGAGAGTTATGATGGTTACAAATATCCAAGAGGGATATATTCAAGATCAGATGAATTTAAATGTATTGTTGGACCTTATTTTAAGTTAATGGAATCTATTGTCTACGAATTACCCGAGTTCATAAAACATGTTCCAGTTGCTGAAAGAGCGAAATATGTTGAAGATCATGTTTATGCTGATGGAGCTAGGTATGCCATGACTGATTATACTTCTATGGAATCTTCTTTCTTGGAAGAGGTGATGCAGATAGAATTTGATTTATATGAATATTTATTATCTGAATTAATGGAAGGACCTGAAATAATGAAATTAATACGCGAAACCATGGGTGGTGTCAATTGCATAATGTTTAAATACATCACTTTATTTTTGAAAGCTCGTAGGATGAGTGGAGAAATGTGCACTTCTCTAGGCAATGGATGGACCAATTATATTGTTTTGAAATTCTTGTTTTATGAAGCTGGTGAAGAAGCCCACTTTGTAGTTGAAGGCGACGATGGTTTAACTCGTATTGTAAACTTTGAACCAACTACCGAACAATATGCTGAATTTGGATTTACTGTTAAAATTGAATTTGTTGATGATGTTAGTTTGGGATCGTTTTGTGGAATGATTTATGATAAAACAGACAGAATTACAATAACTAATCCCATGAATGTCATTGCAGATTTCTTTTGGGTTGGTAGGACCTATGCCTGTTCTAAGGAGAGAATTCATCTCGAACTCTTACGTGCTAAATCACTCAGTCTGCTATATACGTATCCTGGTTGTCCCATACTACATTCCATGGCCAAATGGCTTGTCCGAATGACCAAGGATTATGTGCCTAATTGGAACATTTTAGGATGGTATATGAAAGATCAACTTTTGAGAGATATGAAATTTTATCAAAAACATGATACTGTTCTTAATAAACCTATAGGCACCAACACTCGTGAATTAATGTTTGCTAAATATAAAATTCCAATTGATGACCAAATAGCTATCGAAAGTTATTTTGACAATAAAAATGATTTAAAAGATCTTCAATGTAATCTAATCGATCTACATATGCCTGCAATGTTTAAGAAATTTTATGACGATTATTCTGAAAAAATCAATGTTCTTGACGACCGTGAATTATTGGATTGTACTAAAGAATTTAAAATTGTTGATCGTGATTCTTTGAACATAATATTACCTGAAAAGAATACTATTGAGTATGGAGTTAAAAATAAAGATCCTATTGCTTTACGTGGAATGCAAATACTCTACGATAAACATGTTGATTTTCAATTCAATAATAAAAATAAAATTGAAAATCTGGGAATATTTGAAGACGAAGAAATTTGTGAATCATCAGACAGTAGTATTATTATTGACGATATAGAAAACATTATTCCAGATAGTGATAAAATTGAAATGTCTCATTGGAAATTTGATAGCAATGATGATTGGGAATTTAAAGTTGTGGAAAAGCTCAAGCCTACATTTATGCAAGCCATATTAAATGAAGTCACGGAATTCACTAATAATTTGTTTCGCATGTGCCCTTCCATGTTTGATGATTCTAGTGATTTTGAGATCATAGACAACAAATTCACTTATAAAGTGTTGCCGATAATGAGGAAAGAAATATCTTACAATCCAGAATGTATAGGTGATATTTTGAAATTTTTAAAAGTCAATCTTGACTGGTTGAAAACAAAAACAGCCAATTTTAATTCCTTGGTTAGAATTGGGGCTCTCAAATTATTAATTTCAATGACTAATTCAAATTATGGAAATACTAACGGTTTGCGGTACATTACCGGTCAGTACCGAAACGAAAATAATAATAGGGGTTGTTTTTTATCATTAAATACATTGTTTTACAATTTAAATATGAAGCGAAATAACAGAAATAATATTAATAAAACCATGAAGGCTAAGACTCAAAGGAGGGCCAACATGAATGCTCAAAGAAAGAAAAATAGAAAGAATACAAAATTAAATTCTCGTTTGTCTGTCATTAGAAGAAATGCACCAAATGCTATTAGTACTCAATTACGAACTAAAAATGCTCAGTTTTTTCGATCCAACGATGGTTCTGTACGAATACAACATCGCGAACCTTTAGGAATACAACTTGGACATACAGCTTTTACCAATAACCAATTTTTAGTAAATCCAGGTTTAGCCTCTACTTTTCCATGGTTGTCTAAAACAGCACAAAACTTTGAAGCTTATAGATTCAATAAATTAAATGTAGAATTCGTAACTTCTGTGGGTTCTAACATAGGAGGATCAATTTGTATAGCTCCTGATTATAATTCTGCAGATACTAGTCCAGTTAATTTACAACAATTAGAACAGTACCAAGATGCTTGGCGTGATGTTGTTTGGGAAGATGGTGTTTGCATTATAAGGCCTAGTGGAATGGGGGTCTTGGGACCTAAAAGATACATACGTGCAACTACTCTTAATTCAAATCTTGACATAAAAACATATGATGTTTGTTCAATAAATGTTGCTACTAGTGGTGTCGTTTCTGATGCTTCACAGATTGGGGAACTGTGGGTCAATTACGACGTAACTCTTTCTATACCAAATAGTTTTATTTCAGATGTACTCTCGACAGACACAGCTCAATATTTTAATTCAAATGGTGCGGGTATATTAATCACAAATCTTTTTGGAACAGCCATTTCCACGGGTGCCTTTACAATTTCAAATGCGCTCAATGTTTTGACAATCACAGGATTGCAATTAAACACTAAATATCATGTAGATATGTTCATCACTAATACAGGTACATCCACCACAGCCTTAGGCACAGCAGCTAGTTCAGGTACCAGTGCCTTTTCAAATTACATAACTACTCTTGTTACTGGGGTGGGTTTCCAAATTAGTTCTCAATTCATATCAAATGCATCAACAGTCACGATTACATATAATGGACCTACCGTGATAGGAACACCAACCAGCATGTTGGTTTCCGTTTATCCAGTGAATCCTGGTGCAGAATAATATTAATTTTCTTAAGTCCGGAATAGGGACCGTACTATTCAGTTTTTGAAATGCCTCGTTGATTTACTTATAAATCTAAAGATTGCATCCC